GACTTTCGTGAGAACTATTTGAAAAGCATAACCAAAGAGAAGTTTGAGAATCTAAATAAACAGGAGGAAAAAGAAAATGATAATTAAAGGTGATTGTATAGAAGAATTAAAGAAACTTCCAGAAAATTCTGTTGATGCGATTGTAACTGACCCTCCTTATGGTTTAGAGTTTATGGGTAAGAATTGGGATTATGGAGTTCCAGGAAAGAAATTCTTTATTGAAATGATTAGAGTTCTAAAACCAGGAGGTTTTCTCTTAGCATTTGGAGGAACACGAACTTATCATAGATTAGCCTGTGGAATTGAAGATGCAGGTTTTGAAATAAGAGATTGTATTCAATGGCTTTATGGTTCAGGATTCCCAAAGAGTTTGAATATTGGAAAACAGATTGATAAGATTGAAGGTAATGAGAGGGAGGTTGTTGGAACTAAAAGATGTGGAATTGCTGAAAGTCCATTTGGAAGTTGTGCTGAAGAATTGAAACATATTCCTGAAACAAAAGGAAACTCAGATTGGGAAGGTTGGGGAACAGCACTTAAACCAGCAAACGAACCTATAGTTGTTGCACGAAAACCATTAAGTGAAAAGAATGTTGCTTTGAATGTTTTGAAGTGGGGAACAGCAGGGATTAATATTGATGAGTGTAGAATAAATTATCAATCTGAAAAAGATATGGAAGGAGCAATATGGGGTAGTCATGGAACTTCAAATGCCGAACATAATTGGGGAATGAAAGATAAGGGAAAAAATCATTTAAGTTCTACAACTGGAAGATTCCCAGCAAACATAATCCTTGATGAAGAAGCAGGAAAGATGTTGGATGAGCAGACAGGAAGTTTAGGAAATAGTTTTAGACCAAATAATATTGGAAAAGATTACAAAAGTGATGGAATGTTTGGTGGTGGAAAATATAATCAAATTAGTTCTCATAATGATAAAGGAGGAGCATCTCGGTTCTTCTATTGTGCAAAGGCAAGTAAGAGTGAAAGGAATGAAGGGTTAGAAGATTTTGAGGAGAAAGAAGCAACTCAAAGAATGAATGCAAGTGAATTTAGATACGAAGAAGGGAGAGAGCCAACACCAAGAGCAAAACAATCTGTAAACAAAAACAACCACCCAACAGTTAAACCAATCAAGTTAATGGAATACTTAATTAAATTAGTTTCAAAAGAAGGTGCAACAGTTCTTGACCCATTTTTAGGTTCAGGCACAACTGCGATTGCTTGTTTAAAACAAAACAGAAAATACATAGGAATAGAAAAAGAAAAAGAATATATTAAGATAGCAGAGGCAAGATTAAAACCATTTATTGAACAAAGGAAATTATCCTTTGATAATCTAAATAAACAGGAGGAAAAAGAAAATGAATGAAAATACTGAACTTGACTCATGGACTTCCTTTACTGGAAGTTTTTTGAAGGCCGAAGATGTTGAATCAGAAAACGATGCTTATATCCCAATTTCAATTTCATCCGTTGAACAAGACGGAAAGAAGAAATTGAGACTGCATCTTGAAAGAAACGAGATGAAAAAAGACTTTGATTTGAATGTCACGAACTTAAAGAAAGTTATTGACTTAGGTTTTAACTCGCCAAAAAGTTTAATCGGTTCAAAAGTATATTTTAAGATTGTCCAGGCAAGAGACCCAAATAAGAATATTGAAGTCCCTGCATTGAGAATCTATAAAATTGAAAAGATTGAATAAATATAAAAACAACTATTACTTTATTTTTTTATTATACTCCTTCAAACGAGGGGAGCAGAGGAAGGAGAAGGTCTGCACACCAAATATGTTTTGCCTTCATAACTCTCCCCCTCACTTATAATCAAAATGAAAACACAATCAAAAAAATCAGAAATACTTGAAGAACTTGAAAGAAACTATAAAGACATTAAAATATTAATAGGACAACAAATGTTCAAGGTTGTTGATGCTGAATATTATCTTGAAAGATATTACAATGTGATAAGGCATTGTGAATCTCTTGTAAAGTCCAGAGATAATTGGAGAATGAAATATGAAATGTTGCTTGAGAAGAAAATTCGTCCAATTAAAAAGGGGAGGAGTAGAGTATCTTAGTTGGACGAAGTCCAGGTTTTATCACCTCTTCCTGGACATCCTCTCTTTCAAATCTCCTCCCCTTAGTATCTTAAATGAAAAATGAAAAAAGAAAAGAAATTAAATACTTCTCAATGTTCTCAGGGGTCGGAGGATTTGAACTCGGACTCAGAACCGAAGATAATAAATTCATTTGTGTCGGACTTTCAGAAATTGACAAATTCTCATCAGAACTCCTCTCCAAAAAGTTTCCGTCAGTTAAAAATTGGGGAGACTGCACAAAAATCAATCCAAGTGAACTACCAGACTTTGATTTGTTGTGTGGAGGATTTCCTTGTCAAGCATTCTCAATTGCTGGAAAAAGGGAAGGTTTCAATGATACCAGAGGGACATTGTTTTTTGAGATTGCAAGAATACTTGAAGTTAAAAGACCTAAAATTATACTCCTTGAAAACGTCAAAGGGTTACTCAATCACAACAAAGGGGAAACTTTTAGAAAAATCATTCAAACGCTTTCAGAATTGGGGTATGATGTTCAATGGATGGTTCTTAACAGCAAGTTTTTTGGAGTTCCCCAGAACAGAGAGAGGGTATTCATTATTGGAAGTATTAGAGGACAACCCAAACCAGAAATATTACCTTTCAAAGAAAAGTGTCAAGACAATAATGAAAAGGGTGGAGGACAAATATCATCCACCCTCACTTCTACATATTGTAAGGGGTGGGGTGGAGGGAGAACAGCAATAATGAGGGGAAGACCAAAGATGCCTTATGAACAAGGGAAAAGAGAATTAAAATATACTATTTACCACAATACTTGTCCAACACTTTCACAAAATTGTGCAAGTGGAGACCAGAAGAATATAGTAATGCCTATGATAAGAAGATTAACTCCCTTAGAATGTGAACGACTTCAAGGATTTCCTGATGGTTGGACAGAAGGATTCTCAGACACCCAAAGATACAAGATGATGGGGAATGCAGTAACCGTCAATGTAATTAAATCAATTGTTGAAAGATTAAATAATTCACAAAATAGACACTTTGTGAAAGATTTATAAAGTGTTATGTGTAATAAATAATAGATTAATTTCATAAAAGATGGTAAAAATAGAAAAAAATCAATATAACCTTGTATTTTTAATTGTTTTATTCATTTCAATGTCTGTCTCAATCATTTCTCAAACTCTTGGGAAGTGGGCTTTGTTGTCTTATGTCTTAATAATGTATTTCGGAAGTTGGTGGTTAATTGACAAAGAAATATTTGAGAAATTATTTAAGGAATTAGATGGCTAAAAAATTAATAAAATTTATTTCACTTGAAGAATTTAAAAAAGTTCTGAAGGCAGAGAAAGACAATAAGTATAAACTTGCTTATGTTCTTGCGTTTGGTTCAGGTTTAAGGATTAGTGAAATCGTTGGACCTTCAGGAAATTCCAATCAGGAAATTAAACCAATTACAAGAGAACAAATCAACTTGGAAACAAAACAAATAAAAGTCTTTGGAAAAGGTGCAAAAGAAAGAATCACAGTCATCAATCCTTATTTCCCTTTAAAAGAAAATATGCTTAAACTTCTCCCTTTGAAGATTGAACGGAGAACATTACAATATCATTTTTCAAAACTAACTGAAAAGGTTTTAAAGAAAAGGATGAGTTTTCATACATTAAGACATGGCTTTGCAAATCACATGGCTAATGACAGAAAAATCTCCCTTCCAATGTTGCAGGGTTTTGGTGGGTGGAGCAGACTTGACACAGTGGGGCTTTATACCCACGCCAATCCAAAACAGGCCATCTCAGAGGTTTGGGAGGGTTTTGAGTGATGGAATTTCAAACAATGATGATTGGGGTTGGAATTATATTTATTGTCTTATTGGGTGCAATCGGAGGTTTTATGATATATTACAATAAAATGTATAAATATCGGATAAGATTATTTTATCAGTTGAGTGGTGAAGAACAATATCACGAAGGCAAAACATACAAGGCAAGAAAAGTCTTTTTATCAAAAGGAGGAGTTCAAAGATTATGGGTCCCAAAGTTAAAAGAGTATGTTTCTTATTTTGGGAAGAAGATGGGAGAAAATAAATATTATTATGCTGAAGGTCCTGATGGTTATTTATATAATATAGTTCTTGGAGACTTGGACACTGCACGAGGTGTCCTGGACATTGAACCCATTGACAGAGACTTGAGGGATTTTTATATAACTAATCAAAGAAACATAAATGAACGCTATCAAAAACCAAAGAACTGGCCGATGATTCTTCAAAGTGTGACAATTGTTTTTATAGTGATTTTAATGTTTGCAGGAGGTTATGTAATATTTGACCAGATGAAAGTTGCAGGTGAACAAGTAAGCAAAAACCTTGAATCAACAATCGCAGTCACAGAACTACAAAAAGAATTAATCTCAAAAATATATAAGTTGGTTGGGGAAGTAGATGGAGGAGGCCCAGGCATTATTGCCGTTCCATAAAAATGAATCCCTGGATTTTATTGGGTGTTGCTTGGTTGGGAAGTTGGATATTCATAGCAATACTTTTTTTTATATGGGTTAAGTTAAGCACAAGATTATTGAAAGGGAGGTATAAAGAAGAAAATGACCGAGGAAGACCAATTAAAGACCTTATTAAATCAAGGGGAATTAACAAGGGAGGAATACGAGGCAAAGGTTTTGGAGTTGAGGAGAACACAACAACAACCAGTTCAATCCCCACCAGTTCAATCCCAACCAGTTCAATCCCCTCCAGTTCAACCAGTTCAGTCCCCAACAGTGAGCAGGGAGCAAGAGGAGATTCAGAGACTGAATCAACAAATTTATTTAATGGACAAGGCATATATAAACCAACAAACTCTTTTATTCCAACAAGAGATGCTGAAGGTTTTAAAAGAGATTTCCACGAACCTACTCCCTCCAGGAAATTAAGTTTTTCTGAAAGGAGATGGAAAAAAGATTAATTGAAAATATTATTTTTATTAGTTTAGTTTTAATTTTAGTTTTAGCAGTAGCATTTTTTATATTTTATTTTAAAAATCAAGAGGACATTTGTCAAGTGAACCCTTTGGTTTATGGTGCAAAACAATACACCAAAATGGACCATATATCAACTGCACAGGGTAGGGTAATTCTGGGGACATTCCCCCCTTCAGAAATATGGTTTAATGAAAACAATATGACTTTTTTAAGTCAGAAATATAAAACAGGGTCAGGAGATAATCTCCTAACCCCAAAAACAAATTTTAGTTTTTTGGTTGTAGATGGTTAATTAAAACCCACCTCCTTGACCGAACATCCCCATTTTTCTTGCTTGGAAGATTAATAATGCTAATGCTCCGAAAAGAAGAACAACTGCCGAGATAAGCAATATGGTTGGGATTTTATTCCCTACATTTGCGATACCTGATGTCAGATTTGTAGCCAAATTATTTGCAGAATTGTCATAAGTTCCACCAGAAGTCAATAAATTTGCTCCTAAAATAGTGTCAATTAAAACATAACCAATCACTACTGTGAAAATTAAACCAATCATACCAACAACAAGACCAGAGACAACTTGTCCCTTTTTATTAGTTCCTAATTTTCTTAATTTCATAATTAAAATAAACCCCCTTTCATAACTTTCTTATTGAATAGCATTAAAAATTATATACTAATTACTATTTAAATGTTTATTAATCGTGTTACAAGGTTACAAGATGTTCATTTTTCATTCCTCCCTCTATCAAGGAAAAGCCATAAAGCCGAGAACATTGTAAAGGCGATTGTGATTCCAAGAACAACTGGGTCAATTATTCCAGTCCCTAAAGAGAATATTAAATTTAAGAACGATGCAGAAATAAATCCAAGAGTTGACCAAAGTGGTGCATCTGCTAAACCTGTCCTTTTTGTTTGTAATCCCATCCCCACAATAAAAACAAACATATAAATGAACAATGTTGTCATAACCATAAACGAGGGGATTTCAGTGACTACTTGAACGAGTATATCATCCAGTCCTCCAGTGGCGTTTGGTAAATTATACAAACTCATTTTAATCAGGGTTCCTCCCAACCCAAGACTTGTAAACATACCTTATCAATACAAAAGATAAGAACGCAAATAAAGTATTTAAGAATATTGCGAAGTTGTTATTTGTTCCAAATAATTTCCTATAACCCTCTTTTAATATATTCTTTGTTGAGGCAATTGCAGAGACTCCACCTTTCTTAAATACCCCTCCAGTTTTAAACGCATCAATTAAACCAAGTTCTGAAGTCGCAAAGGCATCCGAAGATGCTGAAATATTTCCATGATACACTGTAAGACTCCCCTTTGAGTTTTGCAGTGTAGAATTAAAGTCATCATCTAAACTATAACTCACATTATTTTCTCCTGCAAAGTTAATCGCAAAGGTCATTATTGCAATTCCAAATAAAGCCGTCATCAATAAAGAACCTATAAATTTAATTTCTCCCATTATGCTCGTTTACTCCCTTTAATTATAATTAATATAACTGCAATTATAAACCATAAGATTGTTGCTCCACCACCAATCCACCCAGTTGAATAAATCACATTCATAAATACCAGAACGATTGAAGAAATTATTAAAAATAATCCTGTCACAATTGGATTCCCACTCATCCCAATCCCTAAGAAACTAATAAATATAACCATCCCTACCCAAACAAGATTGCTCCCATAAATATCCGATGGGTCTCTGGCCAAGTTCAAAACTGCCTCTGCTGTTTTAACTCCATCGGCATATAATGTTGCAATGACTGTTGTGTTTCCAAACGACACAGGGACGACGCAAGAAATAGTTCCTGCCGATGCTGTGTCACTTGTTGAACAAACTTCCGTTGTTCCAAGTGCATCAAATAAAGTCACATTTAAGGAGATTGTTTTTGTAGTTCCATCCCTCACATTGTAAGAAGTTGAGACTGTTCTCGTGTTTTTATCATAGGAAGGTCCTGTGAAAATTAACTCTCCCACAGTTGAGAAGTCAAACACATCCACAAAACTGTCCACTGCAAGAAGTTCAATCTCACAATCTTCAAAGGTTGGGTTTTGACAAATTGCAACTACATTATTAAACACTGCGTCCACCGAGTTGTCCACTAAAATTGTAAAGGTATAAATTACATCGTTGACCTCTAAATGTGCGAGTGTCTCCCCAGATGAATCAGTCAAAGGTTGTTCAACTGTCCTACTGATTCCCTCACCCACATAAAGTCTTTGAACTTGAACAACTGCGTTTGGGACTGGAGTGAAACTTGAATCTAAATATTTAATTGTAAATATCTGACTGGAAGTATTAATTAAACTATACAATGGGATTGTGGTGTTCATATCTGTGTCCGTTAAAATATCCCCTCTAATATGATAAAATTCTTCGGCATAACCAGTCGCTTTATATTGAACTTGAACATTGACCTTATTATCAGAACTTGAAGTCAAAGGGTTTTCCATACAAATTTTAAAGGGATTTGTAGTTGTGTAAATCTTTGAAAAGTTCGCAATTTCTTCTCCTGTGGATACTGAATACATTTGAAGATTAAGTGAGGCATTTGTTGAATCTCCTGAACTGTTTAATATTGACAAGTCATGCTCATCATACATTGTAAAATTATATAAAACATTTGTATAGGATGAACAATCATCAAAGGCAAGAGAACTCACAGTCACAGTGTTTGAGGTTGTATTTATTGAGTCGCCTGTTGAAAGTGAAAGATTAAAATAATACAGAATTGTTCCAGCAGGTTCAGGAATATTTAATGTCCTTGAAAGATTATATTGATTACTTCCAAGAGAATCAATTGAGACAGAATAAGCAGTTGAATTATATATTAAATTTGCAGAATTTATTGTTGTTCCACTTGACAAAGTAAAAAGGATTGAAAAGTCTCCTGGGTCTCCAACTAATATTGTTGAGGGTGCTGTGGTTGATTCCTCAAAAGCAGTATAACTCCAATTTATAAATTGAGAGTTATTATTTCCAACGGTGTCATTTGTATAAATTGTCATGTTATAAACCCCACTCTGAAGAACAAAATTAGTTGAGTTCTTAACTCCTGAAAGGCATCCGTCAATAGTTGTATTTGTCCCATTGTAATCATACCAACAAGAATCAAGATTTGTGTCTGTGAATGTTATATTTAAAGTTTCATTTCCTCCTGCCTTATTATAAACTATTGTTCCATCTGGACTTTCAACACTTATTGTTGGGGAAGATTGGTCAATTGTCAGGGTTCTGTTTGATGGTGCAAAAATGCAGGTTCCATCGTTCTCACACATTTCAACATTCCATAAAGTTGTATCTGTTAGTGTTCTCGTCCATGTTTGTGGTGATTGGAGTGACGAACTTGGTCTTTGTGCATTTCCAGAATTATATAATGATAGAATTTCCTCATTTGATAAGACCTTATCAAAAGATGTAAATTCATCAATAGTCCCCCCATAATATAGTCCCCCACTACTTGTCCCAATATATAAATTAGTTGAAGAAGTGCTTATTGTTCCTGAAGAAAAATTTGCAATAGATACACCATCCAGATAAAGTTTGTCTCCTCCCCCATGGGTTGCTGTCAACATATGGAAGTTTCCATCATCTAATGAAGGGATTGTGATTCCTCCGTGAAGTGGAGAACCTCCTCCAGCACAATTTGAAGTCCCACATCCAAAAACAAAACTTAAACTTGTTGCACTCTCAACCTCTAAATGAACATTTCCCCAACTTCCACTTTCTGGAAATCTATAAATCATTCCTGCACTCGTATATTTAACCCAAACATTAAAAGATAGACTTCCATAACTATTTGGATTAAAACTTGTTCCTGAAATCCAATCATTCGGAATGAAAGTATATGCATAATCTATTGCACCAGGTTGTTGTCTCAAAGGGTCTCCATTTATAGAAGTTAAATTATAATTCCCTACACTATCCAACAAATTCCCTGCAGATTCTTCAAACCTATATTCCGAGAGTAAATTCCCAGATAAATTATTTATAAAAGTAGTGTTCCTTATTCCCCAAGTTCCCGTTTCATTTGTGTATAAACTCATGTTTGCAATTGTATTTCCACTTGATGCTGTTCCAGTCGCATTAAAAAGGACATTAAATGTTGGAGAAATATAATTGTCTGTCGGAGAATTTAAGACAACCTTTGCAAAAGGATAAGATTCCCCAGTTCCTGAATTGTATAAATCTGAAATTTCTGCTTGGGTTAATATTTTAGACCACATCCCCATTTCGTCAAAAGATGCGACCATCCCTGCACCCCCCACACCTGCCCTGTCTCCAATTCTTGCGTCCCCTTCACTATCAGAATCTGCATTTCCTGTAAATGCGTTGGTGTCCTTTAATATTCCGTTTCTATATATTTTCATCCCCCCACTTGAAACATCTCTCGTCACAACATAATACTCCCAAGAACCTGTTGAAATTTCGGAAATTGATTGGTGTGGAGTTCCATCATCTATTTGAAAAGCCACATGAGTTGAATTATAATAATGAATCCCAACCTGACTATTACCTGCATAAAAGATATAATCATCACTTAACCAAGTAGACGCATTAATCCAGAACCCTATGGAAAAATTGCTATTGTAAAATGATTCACTTAAAGCAAAACTTACTTTATTATTATTAAAGGCAAATGAATTGTTAATCTTCCCAGTTACTCCACGAGTTGCACCGTCATTAGTCCCATTATTTGTCCCCAACTCATCAACAACCACCCCCGTTGTCCCATCTAATTTATAATAAGAAACTATTCCATCAGTCAAAGAACCACTACTTAACGGAATTAAAACCATCAAGAACATCATTGCAAAGATTAATTTCTTCATACTCCACCCCCTACTTCTTCATATCCTGTAAACATAATCATCGCCCCAGCCATTGCAATGACTGTCATAATTGCAGGACTATATAATATAAGGAAACTCATCAAACTTTGTTCTTTTAATTTGTCTCCAAATTCTCCATCATCATCATAAAAGTCCTCATAAACCATTGAAATTCCTATTGATGCAATTACTAATAACAAACTTAATCCAAAGAATAAGAATAAAAGCCATCTCTCTCCCCCTGCTCTAAACATATACGCCATGCCTAAACTCGCCATCAACATCATGACATACATTACTCCAACAATTCCCGGCATCGCCTGAACTAAAGTGTTTAATGGTGTTATTGTTAAGTCTGAAATCTCTGTCAAATTGACATCTCCTGCCTGTCCCAAGTTCTGAAGTTCAGGAAGTGTTTGGTCTGCAGTCCAATCTATAAAGGCAACCCCCACCGACATCATGAACCCAACAAATAAGGCAATAAATAAAGCACCTATAAAATAAAGCATTCCAGTCATCTGTCCTCGTTTATTCATCGTTTCCTCCGTGTTGGTTTTATTGAAATTTCAGTTAAGCCCATATTTATTCCGTTTGTTTTCATTAATAATTCTGTTGCCTCTCTCATATTAACATCCTTGAACTTGCAGAGTTTGTTTTTATATCTTAATTCCATTGCCTTCATTAAATTCCTTTGCAGTTCTTTGTCTATCCTGCACAGTTTAGTTTTCTTTTCTTGTTTACTCATATTGCACCGTGCCCTCCATAATCTGCTCCCCTCTCCATGAATCTTATAATTTCCTTGTCAGTGACTGCCTCGTGAAACATCCACAAGAACCACACAACAATTAAAGGCAAGGACATCCACCCCATAATCTGAAACATCTTGAATAGGAAAGCCCCAAACATTTGTCCAGGAAGGTAAGCCAACGCAATATTGGACGATAAGAACAAAATTGAGACACTTAGTCCCCAAAGAAAGCCCCACAGAGCGTCTCTAAGATACTTTAACTTACTTATCTGTATTAAACCACCCTCATCTCTGATGTTTTTTGAGGGTAATTTAGTTATATAAAAGAGAACCAAGAACCAAAAACCAACTAAAACAAATAATAAAATGCTGAAAAGTGTGGCCTTTCCTTCTGTCAAATCATCTCCGTTGTAAGTTATTTTAAAATCATTGACATAAACATTGCCTGAATCATCAAAATAATCATAAACATAAGTCCCAAGTGGAGTTGTTTCGCAAAAAGTATAATTAAAAGTTTGTCCGTTCTTTGTCATTGCCTCGTTCAAATAAGTAATTGTATTATTTGGGAGACCTATTGAAGAAATATTGACAGAAGATTGATTTAATATTGTTCTAATTTCTACACAAGTGTCTTGTTGGAATGTTCCAAGACCTGCACTCGCAAAACTAATTAATAAAATTGCAGTGAATAAATATAATAAGTTCTTATTCATTTTTATATTCCTCCCATTACTTTGAAAGCAAAGAAAATCCCTGAACCAAAGATTGAACCAAAGATGATTGCCCACCACATTAATTTAAATATCATGCAAAGCACCTTGAGTCATTTATGACTCTGACTTCTGAACCGTCATTTTTATAATAGATTCCTATGTGTCCGTTATGTTGTGGAGGTGCAGATTCATCCCAAGTTGGATGACAACTCGGAAGGGGATAATTTTCAATAACTTCAAGGTTTTCTCTGTTCCGTTCATAAGTGTTATAAATTGCTGTCAAATAATCTTTCCCATTAAAATAATCATTCTCATCCCATATCACTTGAGTGCTATTATCCGAAGTCATTAAAATAATGTCCAGGATAAAACTTTCCTGAATTAATGAGTCTGTTAATAATTGGGGAAGTAATAAAGGAAATACAACAAAAGGGTGTTCATCCCATCCAAATCTTTCCCTCACATCTGCATGGGAAAATGGAATTGTAATTAATAAAATCCCTATTAATAACAAAATTTTATTGTTAGCAATCATCATAATCCACCTGATAACTCATTTTTATTTTACTTAATACTGCTGAACCACTGACTAATTCTGTGTAGGTTGATAAAATATCACCTTTTTCAAAGGTTAAAGTTCCTGGCTCAAAGTTTTCATAATAATAAAATGGGGATGTAAAATTAACAAATCCTATGTCATAGATTTCCACTCCACTTTTTCGGATGCTAAAATTCCATTGATACTCCGAAAAAGGTATTAAAACCAAAGAGGTAATGCTCACACCAGTGATGCTCCCATCATGAAGAGCAATCTCTCCCAAGTCGCTTGACATTGTCACAGCAGAACTTAAATAACCAGTTATACTTTGCCGATTTTTAGAACTCCATCTCCACTCTCTTCCACCACAACCCCATTTTGAATTGCCTGTTGAATTAAAAACTGCATTGTCAAAAGTTATATTAGTTATTTGATGACCTTCTCCTGAAAACTCATTCGCAGAAACTAATCCCACCGAATTAATATCATTCCCCCCCATGTTTAAATCACCTGACATTGTGCATCCTGTAAGTTTACAATATACCCCATCCCAAAACGAAACAATTAAACTTAATATTCCTCCATTGTTTTCCATCTGCGTTGTGTTAAATGAATTTAATCCGTCCCAATAATCTGAAGAATTAACTGCAAGGTTTTCTCCTGCATAAGTGTCATTGAAATAAATGGTTGTTGAGTCATTATAAAGATAAACTCCTGATGCCTCAAGTCCTCCACCTGCACCACCACAACTCCCAAACTCAAGACCTGACTCTCCTGAATCTACTTTCACACATTGTCCTCCTGCTCCTGTGTAAGTTGAGGGTGTGTCTTTTAATTGTGTGAAATAGTCTTTTATATTTGCGACTGGTTCACAAGTTCCATAAATAGAACAGTCCTCATAAATTGCAGAAGTCATTGGAATAAAGAACATCATTAAAAGAAGAATTATCTTGAAAGCAATTTTCTTATTCCTCCTGTTTCCTTATCAGGAGGTGGTTGTGAGAAACTCCCTTTTGTTTCTGTGATTTGCATGTGTTGTCTTAAACTTCTTCTCTCTTGTCCGTTCCATGCACGATTATAAGTTGAGTGGATTGTGTCTTGAACAACCCTTAAAATAAAACTGAACCTTTTCATTTTATAGTTCATCAATTCCTTTTTTATCTTTGCAAGTTCAACCTCAATGTTGTCCTCAACAGTCATCAATAATTCTTTTGTTAAGTCCTCAAGGTTTGCAGGTTGTCCAATCATTTCCTTCACGAACTTCTTGACCTCTGCTTTTTTGTTTAATCGTTTCATCAATTCTTCTCTGCAATCTTCAAAGGTTGGTTCAAGGAATATTTTCTCATAGTTCCGAAAGATTAACTCGTTCAATGTATGCGAGGCATCTCTCATCTTGTCAAGAATCATCTCCTCCTCATAGTTACTTAATAAAGTGTTTTTGTTGACATACCAGGAAAGAAACTCTCGTATAATTTGAACCCCATAGCTTGAAAGGATCACCAAATTTTTATCAGCAGGTTGTCTCCATTGACCATCAACCAACTCATAACTTCTTAATAAATAATCAATTCTTTTTAATTCAGGACCCAAGTCAAGTTGTTCACGAATTAAATTTGTGTCAGGTTCAGGCATTTGCATTTGGGATTGTGCATTTGACAAATTGGAAACATTTGTTTGTGCCTCTGCCTCTTGCAGTTTTGAATTATAGAAGTTCATTAATTCTTCTTCCCTTGATTCTTTCATCTTTTCTTTTTCCTCTTGGTTGTTTTAATTCTTTTTGCTCGTTGAATTTCTCCAATCTCTCCTGCCTTGCTTAATCTGAACTTGCTTTTTTCAATGAATGTCAATGGTCCTGCAATCTTTGAACTTGCCTTTGGTAATCTAAACCCTGCAGGTATACCAACCGAACCTTTTTTTGCTCCCTTGATTCTAAATGTTGCACCAAGAGTTGATGCAGTGATTCCTTTTCCGATTGAGACTGCTTTTGAAATGTCTCCAGTTATTCCAACGGTTTTAAATTCTCCTTTTCTTCTGACTTCAACTGTAAACAATCCCCCTTTCTTTTTCTTTTTCTTTCTCTTGCCTAATTTAAAACCAAATCCTGCAGAAATTGGTGTTCTTGGTTTTTTTGGACTAACTCCAATAAAGATTGAAGGTTGAGGTTTTTGAATTTGGATTGTTTTTAATTGTAATTTCAACGCCTGTGCAGATTTTTGTGCAGTCTTTAAAGATGGAGTTTGTTTTGTAATTTGTAAAGGTTTTTGTTTTTGTTTTTGTTTTGTTTTTGTTTGGAATCTCTGCCCAGTCTTTACTTTAATTAAACTCTTTTGTTGTGTTCTTGTCATCTCCAGGGTTGTAGGTGTAGTTAATCTTTTTTTTGTTACAGAAAGTTTTTGAGATGTTTGAGTAACAATTTGAAGGGGTTGAGTAACAATTTGAATGGAAGGTGTAGAAATTACTTGAGAAGGGGTTTGAATCATTAAAGGTTTTGGGGTTTTTATTATAGTTGTTGTTGGTTTTAATTGTTCTATTGAACCACTTATCAAATCAGATGTTTTTGTAATTGTTTTTTGAGATTTTTGTTTTAAATTTATCTTTTTAGTCAATCCTTTTTGAGTAAACGCATCCAAATCTATCTCAACCCCTTTAATATTAAACCTTTCAACTTTAATATTCCTTTTAATTCCCGAACTATCTACTTTTATTTGGGTTCTTCCCCTCCCTGAACCAAAACCTGTAAACCCTGGTTTGATTTGTCTTGAAACTCCTCCCACAATAGATTTTTCAAGATTTAAACCACCAAAAAATTCTGCATCCAGTCCCTTAGGGGATATTTCAATTACTGATTTTGTCCTTGAGATTATATCTCCTTTTGTTCCTCCTGTTTTGCTTAAAACTTCCGATAATTTTAACGAATCAAAACCTTTGGTCCTTGTTACTTTTCCAGGTTGACCTTTTATTATAGACTCCACCCTGACAGTTTCAAGGGTTTCTGTAAATTTTCCTGCCCTATAAGTTGTTTTTGGTGCAGTGATGTCTGTGATTGCCCCTCCAAATACATCATCCCCTGAACCTTTTAAAATTTGTTTAGAGGATATAAAAACATCATCAAAAACTTTTTCTTTCCCTGCTATTGTTTTAAATGTAGTCCCTCCTTTTTGCGTCTTTAAAGATAAAACTTCAAATTGAAGGTCTTGAATATTTCTTTGAGATTGTAATGCTCCGAAAGTTCCTGACCTCACTTTCAAGGGAGTAAATGCAGACGCACTTTCAACGAAGGCAGTTTTAACCCCTACATTAGAGGCAGATGAAAAAAACCCCACTGTTCCCCCTGCAAGAAGTGGAGCAAAAACCATGGATTGTCCAAGAATTGAGCCAGTAGTTGAGGGTAAATCTCTTATTTCCCCCAATTTCCCTCCAAACTCAAATGTCTTTCTATCTTTCAGTGTTCCATCCTCTTTAATTTCTAATTTTTGAGTTCCAAGTTGGGATGCGAGATTAATTGCCCCCTCTACTGTTGAAATTCCTGTCTTTGCAATTCCTTCCCCTACCTCTTTAAACCTTCCTTTAATGACTTCCTTTTTTGACATCTCTTTTTCCTTATCAGATAAACCTATTCTAAATCTTTCAGAAAAAGATGAGTCTCTTTCCTCAATTAAATTTCTTGTTGTCGTGCTTGGGGAAATTGTGACAATTTTTTGTTCAGGAATTGACATCTGCAATCGTTCCTCTTGTGCAGTTGGTTTTTTCCTAAATCTGACAGTAGTCTCAAATTGTTTCTGTTCAGTGATTGCTTTTTGCCGTCTCTGTTCTTCTGCTCTTGCCTGTTCTTCTGCTTGAAGTCTCGCTTGTTCTTCTGCTCTTCGTTGTGCCTCTGCTTGTGCTTGTGCCTGTGCAATTGAAGTCCCTGAACCTCCACCCCCTCGCCTTATAAATCTTGTCCGTCCAGGGTCTGAAGGTTGGTCTGGTCTGCTTTGAAAAACTTCGGTAGTTCCACCCTGTCCATCAGAAATAAGAACTCCACCTCTTGCACCAGTTCCAACTGCTTGGCCTTGATTAGAATGAGACATTTTTTAAAATAGCAAGAAAATATAAGTGAGGGTTTAATATTTCTTCAAGTTTAATTTCTACTTCCATATTATTTTTTCCTCCTTTTCACCATTAACCTTGCCCTTTTTTTATAAAGACCTATTAATTTCCTTTCTGCAACATTTGAACTAAGTTTTTTATTATTTGCAACAGAAGTTATTTTCTTTTGTAAACTTGTTAAAGTAATTTTTCTTACCATTTTATTTTTTCCTCCTTTTCATTTCGTTTAAAATATTTCTCCCCCAATAATATCCTGTTCCCTTTTTCATTCTTGATATTTTTTTTGTCCTCGTATTTTTTATAGTAATATTTGTATTTGCATTTCCCACAGGATTTCTCTTAATATAAGCCCTCACTCTTTCTTTATTGGGTAATGGAATTGATTGCGTCCTTGTAAAATTCCCATAAGGATTTCTTTTTGTAGGTTTTTTTGAACCTGTTTGAATATTAACAATATATGCCATCTTATTTTTTCCTCCTCTTCTTCAATCTCCTCATTCGTTCAGCAATAGTTAATTCCTTATCTCCATATTCATCACGAATAAATTTACTGGCTCTTTTCTTTTTTACATTAATTATTCTTATGTGTGCTTTCACAGGGGCATGAGTTCTATCAAAATGTTTGGTTGGTCTTGCCCTTCTAATATGTGCTTTTACTTTTATTATTTTTTTTACCATTTTATTTTTTCCTCCTTTTAATGAAATCTTCATATTGTTTTCTTGTTAATCTTAACTTTTTTCTTCTCAAAACTCTTTTTAATGTTCCACTTGAATAATCCTCTATTCCAACTAATCCCTTTTTATCCCATATTTCTACAATTCCACCAGGTCTATTTGATGCCCTTCTTGTTTTACTTCTTATAATTGGTTTTACCATTTTATTTTTTCCTCCTTAATATTTTTTATAGAAACCTGATTTTTTTAAGTTCCTTAAACTTGCTTGTGCTTTTGCCTTAGTTCCAAATACTAAACTATCTAATTTCTTTCCAGATTTGGAATAAACAACAGCATAATAGCCCTTTAACCCTTGATATTTTTTAATAACATATTTTGCCATCTTATTTTTTCCTCCTTTTAGATTTAATATTTTTTGTTTTCCATCTATAAAAATAATCTTTTATAATCTCCTTGTTAAGAATCATATTATTTTTTACTTTTTCCATGTTACAATGTAACAAAATAAGGTTTTTGAAGTTTATATAATTAACCTTTTTTTATTATTAAAACTATTTTCACAATAAAAGCAAAAAGAAACATATATAATGCTTGATTTATTATTATTATTATGTCAACCTGGAATAATGCAAACACTGGGAGAGTAAGTGAATGGAATGAGGGAGTTTTTAAGTCAATAAGATTGCATGAAGTTCAGGAGGCCATTAATCTTTTGAGAATGAATCCGTTGGGGACTACGGACGGAAAATTTAATTATTCTTTAATGTTTTTGAACATAACAAATTTATATTTGGAAGGTTATTCTAAATTTTCCCCATCAGAAAGAAAAGAGGTTGATTCTTATAAGGCAGTTATTCAGGAGATTATAAATGACAACCCACCGACGACAAAAGTTCTTAAAGAAGAAATTGGAGGGACTTCTTCAACTCTTTTGGTTGACCATCATAAAATGAAATTACTTTTGCACCTGCTTGAAGAGTATGAAAGGAAAATTAAGGACTTAAATGATAAACATGGTTTAACGACGACAAATAAACAATCAGGAGGTTTATTTTAATGACAGATGTGTTCTTAAACTTGGTTGATGGTGATTGGGTTGAGACTACAAAGGAAAATTCCTATAAAGACTCCGATGAAAACCCCTTTTCATTAAACGAATTGTTAAGACAACGACTTGACAGGGTTTCCAACCTTGTGAAAGACAAATGGGATGCGATGTTCATAATTGATGGACGAGAACGGAGTGGAAAGTCAAGTCTTGCCTGTGCTTGTGCTTGGTATTTAACCAAAGGCAAGATGACTGTGGATAATTTCGCCAGTGGACTGCAAGACTGTGCAAAAAAGATTGCAAAGATACCTCCAGGTTCTGTTTTGATACTTGACGAGGGTTCAACCATGTTTGGAAGTAAGGACAGCACCTCAAAGGCACAAAAACAACTCGTGAAGATTCTTGATGTTGTTGGACAGAAGAATTTGATATTTATTGTATGTTTGCCTTGCTTTTTTGATTTAAATAAGACGATTGCTATACGACGAAGTCTTTTTTTGATACATATTGCTCCTAAAGTGCTTAAAGACCGATGGAAACGAGAACCCTTTTATTATTTTGATGAAAAGGGCAAGTCAATATTATATAGGGAGGGTAAGAAACACAATGACTCTTATAAGTTTCCATACCCTTCTTTTGATGGGAAATACTATGTTTTTAAGCCACCCTTCTGGGATGAGTATGAAAGGACTGTGAAAAGGGTCTCACTTCAGCAGGTGCTTGATGACGCGACTGCAAATAAGGGAAAGGACGGAGAAAGTAAGCGAATCACTAAATATAAGCATGAAAACGCAGAAATGATGATAAAAATGAAGGAAATGCTTGATTATACTAACAGAGACATCGCAAGACTACTTAAAACCAATGAAACCACCGTCGGAAGAACGATTTTGGACTATAAAGAATATATAAAGTCCCCTGAAGTTATTGCTTAGAGTGGTCCTGCAGTTAAATACAGATTTAAATTAACCCATCTTAAAATTTCAAATGTTGTTCATCTCCAGTAAACACTAACTATTTTTTTTTATTTTTTTTTATTTTCAGGGAGAGATATTATATATTGTTAATTGTAATACTTATATATATATATTGTTGTAAATACAAAATACAATATAATTTTAAAACTAAAGTGAATAAAAAAAAATAAAAAAAAATAGAAACATTTAAATACTATAATAATATAAATATGTTATGTATAAATCAAACAGACAAAAACTACTTGATGAACTCGGGCCTTATATGGTATCCATTCAACAAGGTCATGAACTATCTTTTAAAAGATTGATTGCAGAATTAGAACTAAAAGGATTCAAGAAAGAATTAATTAAGTCAATGATTATTAACCACGAGATTCTTGGGAATATAATTATTGAGAACGGAAACATAAAAGGAAACTTAATTAAAGAAAAAGAAATTAAAGAGGATGAGGCAGACAAATTTTTCAGTTCTATAAACGACCATGAGTGAAGAACAACAAACAAAAAAGAGGGCAGGAGAAACTGAAATAAAATCTGTTTCTGTTTCAAAACATTTTAATAAATTAATAGACCAATATAACATAAGCCCCACAGATGCTTTTAGGAAAGGGATTGCAGTGACTTTATTTGACTTGGGAATTATAGAATATCAAAGTGATAAAAATAAAGACAGATTTAATTTTGTAAATAAATACATGAATTATTTAGACTCACAACAAAAAGAAAAAGAACTATTTGAAAAGATAGACGATTTTAATTTAATTAAAAAAAGCATTCCTTTAATGGCCGAAATTGTAAAACTATTTAATTCCCCAACTATTGTGAAAAAAGAAGATGAAAAACTACACACAGAACAAGCCCAACCTTTCACAAAGTAAGTCTTTTGTGAAACCTCCACGACTTAAAAAATATACTTTTAAGAGACTCTGCAAAATTTGTGGGGATCTCTTTAGTCCTCCAGGAAAGTTCCATCGTTATTGTCCTGAATGTTTATATGAGAATAGAAGGAATCGTTGGAAAAATAGAAAGGGAAAGGTTTAAATAGTAATTAATATAATAATATATATGGAAACACAAAACAAAACAATGAATGAGATAGAACGAGGAACAGAACTTAATTGTTTAAGGTGCGAAAACATTTGGTTCTCAAGGGATGCAAGACTTCCAAAAGCGTGTCCTAATTGTAAGAGTTATTTATGGGATACAAAAAGAATAAATAAAGAGGTAAAAAAAGATGATGAAAGAAACAGGGTTCGGCGTGAAGATAGAAGTGATTAAATGTCCTGAAGGGACTGCATTAGTAATCAGAAACGATTTGGCTGAACTTGAAAGGATTGAACATGGACATTAGAGTGTTTACTGATGAGGACTTTCGTGAGAACTATTTGAAAAGCATAACCAAAGAGAAGTTTGAGAATCTAAATAAACAGGAGGAAAAAGAAAATGATAATTAAAGGTGATTGTATAGAAGAATTAAAGAAACTTCCAGA